AAGGCCTTTCAAAGTGGCGTCACTGGCCTTGCCGATCGAATTGATGAGGTCGTTATAGGACTTTTCGGCATCAGCAAGAGCCTTGTTTTGCTCCTTTTGCGCGTCGACCGACTGCATATTCATCTCGGCGTCGTGCATTTTTGATTCAAGCGCAATAGACTGCTCAAGCTTGATATCCCCCTTGCGCAGGGCTTCATCGATCTGACTGAGCGTCGCAATCCTGAACTTGTCGGACGCGCTCAGCTTGTCGCCCGTCTCCAGTTGGAGCAAAGCGGCCGCGTTCACCTTGGCGATGCTGGCCGCGATGGTGTTGTTGGCGTCGCTGACGGCTTTGGCCTTCTCGTCAGGGTTGTAGGTATCGTGAAAGTACTTGAGTGTGTCGGCGCGCTGCTTGGCGGTGTCCACCTCAACATTTCCCGCCTGGGCGATCACATCCTGATCTTTGAGATAGGCCGCAACGTAGTCATCCTCGACTTGCTGTTTCGAGCGTATCGATTCCTTCAGTTTGTTGTTGCGTGCGATGGCTTTTGAGGCATCGGCCTGCAATACGTCATTGGCCGCCGCATTCTTAACGCCCTCAGCCATGTTGGCCTGCGCCCGGTACAGCCCATTCAAGGCGTCTGTCGCCTCCTTGGCCATCTTTGCCTGGGCAGCATAAAACGGGTTGTTCTTGCTCATCCCTTCGAGGGTTGATTGCTGCTCAAGCGCCCGCTGTGCGGCAACGGAAATCATGTCGTCAAGCGTCGTATCACGCCCGATGCCCTTCATCATGTCCCACCATTCAGAGCCGAATTTCTTTACTTCTTGAAATGCCGTCGACAAATACCCAAGGTGCACCACATTCTTTTGAAGATGTTCATTGAAGGCGTCCATCGTCACCTGAACTGCCAGGCTGGTCTCGCCCTCTTTTTCCAGCGCCGCAATGTGCTGATACTGCGCGGCGCTCAGGAAGTGGTATTGCTCGTTGTGCTTGGTAGCCCAGGCGACCACGCCACTGCTCATACTGGCGAAGTCTTTCACCACGTCCTCCGCCGAGGCGCCAGACTGATGCGCGAACTCAACGGCCGTCGCCGCGACCGTGTTGAACGTGTCACCCGCAAAGCGGCCAGTGACAATCATTCCCTGCATCACGTCTTTGGCCGTCCCGATGCCGACAGTTGAACTGTTGGCGATGCTGGTGGCCATGTCATTGAACTGACCCTTGGTGATCCCGGCATAGTCGTTGGTGAGCGCCATCTGTTTGTTGAACTCGGACGACTCTTTTGCCCCTTCGTAGAAAGCGACACCTACGACAACCCCGGCGGCCGCAACCAGGCCTAAACCGATAGTCAGCGGGCTAGTCAGCATGGTCGTCAAGTCCATCCGCTCGGCCAGCACCATAAAGCTGCCTGGCATCTTGGAGAAATTGCCCTGCATCGCCTCATGACCGAGTACCATCAACTCGCGCTTGGCCCCTGCGGTGGAAAATGCGCCTTTGTCGGCCGCATCCCCCATCTTCTTGAAGCCATCCACGCCCGCTGTCGACATGAGGTTGCTGGTCTTCTCAATGTCGGCTTCCAGCCCCGCAAAGGTTTTAAAGGCCGCATCCGACGAGCTATTACCCATCTCACGGCGCAACAGCGCCAGGTCCGACTGGAGCGAGCGCAGCTTCGTCCCCAGCGGGTCATAACGGTCCAGCAGCTTCTGCGTTTCTTTGGACAAATCGACGGACGTGTTCACGGTGGCGCGCATGGCGGCATCAACGCCTGCCATGTTTTGCTGCCAACCCGACGTGGCGCTGGTGAACTTGCTGGAAGCGGCCGAGCTGGCGTTAATGCTGTCCGAGTATTTATTCATACTCTTTTCAGCCGCATCAATTTCAGCAGTGACAACCTCACCCCCCTCGATGGAGAGCTTGAGTTTGAGTTCGTTCGCCACGGTGATCTATTCCTTAATCTTGTTTACTTCCCACACCTTCAACGCCGCAAACTCCATGGCCTGCAGGCCGCTGAACAACTCAGAGCGCCCCTTGGGCTTGATACGCAGCAAATCCATGCAAGCGTTAACCCCCGCATAGTCCAACCCGGTGACCCCCCCCATGCCGCCTACACGCCACTGGGTTTGCAAGCGTTGCCACAGGTTGAAGGTGGGTACATTGCAGGGCCACAGGTAACACTTGTCGGGCGGTGGCGGGGCGTCATCGTCTGCCCCCTGCCGCAGCCCGAATACCGCGAGGGCTTCGTCAAACTCAACATCCGATTCATCGGGCTTGCCCGAGTTGGGAATGTGTAACTGGCCGCGCGCCTGGATACGCGCGACCTGCGCTAGTTTTTTTCCTTCGCCCCGCATTCCTTGAAGTAAGCGCCGAAGCACACCGACGCCACACCTGCCACATTCAGCAAGGCATCCAGCGCCTCAGGGCTGAACTCAGCCGGTTCGCCATTGGCATCCAGCACCAGGCGCTGGCCAGACCAGCCAGTCACCAAATCGATCAAAAAGTCCTTCACCTTCTTTTCTTTTTCTTCCAGGCGCGACGAGATCTCGTCTTGCGGCAGACGGGTGGCAATAAGCGTCAGGGAGAACAACTTGGCCACGCTTTTGACTTTGAGCGTGAACTTGACAGGGACTTCAACAGTGTCTTCAATGGCGAGAGTAAACATGATTTTTTGTGCTTTCAAGGAATGATTTATTAACTACAAATTCAATAGCGCCTCACGCGAACCAATCAAGGGCGCGAGGGCTATTTGGCTTACAAACTGATGATGCGCAGCTCGTCGTTACCGGCGACCGGGTCAAGTTCGAAGTCGAACCCCACCATGCGCTGGCCGTTGAACTCTTCTTTTTTTTGCGTCTTGAGGACCATCGCCGGGGCGTGCAGCATGATCATGTTGCCGCTGGTCTTGCCGATGACAAAGCCCAGGCTCTGCACGGTGCGGCTCTTGATCTGGCCGATCATGGCCGCCTCTTGCACAGCACTGAGGGCCGCACTGAAGGAGCCTTTGATCTTGCGATCTTCCATCAGCACGTCTTCGGTCGTCAGCAGCGGCGAGAACTTGACCTGGTTGCCCCAGTCCAGCGTCAGGCCACTGGAGTTGTAAGAGGTGCCGCCTGCCAGCACCCCGGCGGCATAGGTGCAGCCGAGCAGGATGTCGGTCACATTGGCCTTTTTGATCGCGACCGGGTCTTTCCATGCCGTGAGTACCGGTGTGGCATTGCCGACCGCTGTCGGGGTCGTCTCCAGCCCGGTGAAGTCAAATGTCAGCTTGGGCGCCTCGCCGGATTTAGCCGACAGTTTGGGACTGCCCATACAGCCCAGCATCGTGTGCAACAGGCCGTCGTCATACCAATAGATGGTGAGCGTCTTGAGCAAGTCCGTGGCGGGCAGGATCTCGACCCGCGCCGGGGCCAGCAGCCCGGTTGTCTCAGCGCTGGCGCAGCCCAGCATCAGCGCGTCCCAGGCGGGAGCGGTGGCGGCATCGCCAGCGCCAGACAGCGACACGCTGAAACTGCACTTGCTGTATGACGTGCCAGGCAATGACATGGCGGCGCCGAAATAGCCGCTGAGGATTTTGAGCTCAATCGAACTCATCTCCAGCGGAGTGATCGACATATCAAACACCTTGAGCGCATTGGCGGCACCGGTCGGCCCCGCATCCGTGCCGGGGATGGTCTCGACTTTGGCGAGGACAACGGTTTTCTTGATCAGGCGAGTGGCCATGTGGGTTTACTCCGGTTGAATGAGGTTGGTGGCAGGGGTGGCGGGGGCGTCCAGGTCTACCCAGCACGCAAGGCTGTAGTCCCAAGCCCAGCGGCCGCCGCCAGGCACAGGCGTGTTGTCGGGGGCAGCGGGCATGGATTGCTGCGCTGCGCTCGCAATGACGGTGACTTGGGCAGCGTTAATGTCTGACTTGGCCATGACGGTAACGGCTTCGTTATTAACGGTGTCCGCATCCAGGGCGGGTGGCGAATTCTTAGTGGCCATTAAGGGCTCCAGTAATAAGTAATCAGTTGAAATTCATCGATCCACCACAGGCGGCCATCGCCATCCAGGCGCAACAGCCGCCCGGCGGTGAAGGTGATCGGCTCACCCGTGGCGTCATCCGGCACCCAGCCCACCAGGGCGGTGCGCAGGTTCAGACGGTGGACTTTCAAGTCATCCAGTGCCGCAGCGCCCTGGGCATCGCGCCGATTGCTCAAGCAATGCACCACGCCAAAGGCCTGGGCAATGCGCTCGTCGGTGCTGCTCACCATGCCCATGTCGGTGCCGCTTTCAGCCAACGGCAGCACAAACGCCGCCGGCATGGCCACGACGCCTTCAATGGCGGCATCCAGATCCGCACTGACACCGACGGACTTGAGCCCGGTCAGCAGAGTCTTCAAACGGGCAAGAATCGGGCTCAAGTCCATGGTGTGCTTTGTATATAGAGCGGCGCGCTCAGAAGTTTTGCAGTTGCGTCGGGCCAAACACCCGATCGGACGTGCGGGCCAGCACTGCGTTGCCGCTGCCGCCCTCTGCCGCCACCAGGGCCGCCCCGGCCAGTTGCACATCGCCATTGGAGAGGCGCTTGAGCAAGCTCACCGAATCTTCATAGCGCTGGCGCACCGTGTCCGATATGCCTTTATCGCTCAACCGGTAACGGGCAATGTCTGCCGCCAGCCGCACCAGCACCGCCGGGGTACTGACCAGTGGCAGGCGATAGCGCGTCGCAAGATAACCGTCAATCTCGGCATCGGCATCGCTCAAAGCGCGACCCAGCACCACCGTGTCGATAGTCAATCCATCGGTACGGTTGGTGCGTTGGGCCAGCTCATCGGTGCCGAAGCGGTCAACCAGGTCAGTCTGCGTGGCATAGGTCATGACGGGCTTATGTTGGTGTCAGGCTCAGCTCGGCGGGGTCATCCCGCGCCAACTCGGCCCAGCCGCCATCGACCAGAGCGGTAGCATCGGCCTCGCCC